GACGGCATTCGTCATCCCGTGGCTCAAGGAGCGTGTCGGGGCGGAAAAGCTCGCCAAGTGGCAGCAGTACGTTGACATCGCAGTCCGGGCGGCGGAGCAGCTCTACGACGCGGCGCAGGGCAAGGAGAAGAAAGCATACGTGCTTCAGTATCTGGCGTCCAAGGGCATCCAGTTCGACAGCGACACGGTGGATAAAATGATCGAATCCGCCGTGCTGACGCTGCACAGCGAGCTTTGCGGAGGTGCTAAAAATGCCGGTGATTAAGGACAATCTGACGCCGGTCAACCACAAGACCGGCGGATGCACGCCGCGATTCATCGTCGTGCATTACTTCGGGGCGCTCGGGACGGCGGCGGGCGTCGCGGACTATTTCAAAACGCCTGGCATTCAGGCGTCGGCACACTACGCCGTCGACGAGGGCGATATCATTTACCGCTGCGTGAAGGAAACGGACGTCGCGTGGCACTGCGGCGACGGCACGAAGCATCCGGAGTGTCGGAACTGGAACAGTCTCGGCGTGGAGCTGCGCCCGAAAAAGCTCAACCCGAAGAGCATGGGCGCGTGGGATTCGGACTGGTTTTTCGACCCGAAGACGCTGGACAACGCCGAATGGCTCATCAAAAAGCTCATGAAAAAGTACAACATCCCGGTCGATCGCGTCCTGCGCCACTACGACGTGTCCGGGAAATTCTGCCCGCGCCCCTTCATGGGCGACGACACGAATTTGTACTATCACACGAGCGGAAACGTACAGTGGCAGAGATTTAAGGAAAGGCTGGTGGACGAAGTGGTTGAGAAAAGCAAAATGATCGTGAACGGCAAGGAAGTCGCCGTGGAGCGCATCCTCAAGGACGGCACGAACTATGTCAAGGTGCGCGACATCGCGGCGGCGCTCGGGCTGGAAGTGTCCAATAAGGGCAATATCGCCGTGCTGAACAGTAAGTAAGGAGGAGCCATGCTGCGGGGACTTCCAAGTCTGAGCCGCAGCGATTGGGAGCGTTTAATTGACGAATGGATTCTTTCGGAACGGTACCGGAGAATCCTGAAGCACAAGCTTCTTGACGATTGGAGCCATGAGCGCATTGCCGAGTGCGAGGGCATGAGCACCAACGGCGTCAAGAAGATCGTCGCACGGTGCACGACCGTGCTGCGCGAGCACACAGAAGAGCCGCCCGGATAGGGCGGCTCTTGAATATTAAATTTTTCTAAAGCTATTGACAATTTGCACAATAAAACATATAGTATTGGTGCAGGCAGGAATGCACTGTACACCCGTGTAACCGAATTGACGTTTAAGCGATATGTAATATCGTCGGTCACGAGGAAGCCGCCTTCGGGTGGCTTTTTTGTATGTTGCACATAACAGCCACTCCATATGGAGTGGCTGTTTTTTATACCTTTTGTGACCGAAAAGTGGTCGGGAGGTTGGTTTGCGGAGGCTTTCCTCAGAGACAAGGACGCCGCCGGTCCGGAGGAAAAAATCGGCGCTTATTACTGGGGCGTCGTGTGCAGAAATCATTAGCATTTTTAGTTAGCATTATGCGTTCCGAGAATGCTAAATTGCTTGTATGTACATACGATTTTTTTCATGTTCGCAGAATGGCAAAATTGCCGGAATGCGTTGGTATACAAAGAAAAACCAGCAATCGCAACCGATTGCTGGTTCCCTTTTTCTGGTGCCGGTGGCGGGGCTCGAACAGGGCTTGCGATACGCAAACCGACTGTAATTGCAACGGGTACTAGAAATTGTTAGCATTTTGGTTAGCATTTGATGCAAAAAAGGCTGCCATTTTATTACGCCCTTTAAGGCGATCGGCGGTGGAGAGATGCGTATAGATTTTGCGCATTGTGTTGTAGTCGGACCAGCCGCCAAGCTCCATAGTCTCCTGCTCCGTCAAGCCGAGGTGAAATGCCAAAGACGCGAAGGAGTGCCGGAGCCCATGCACGCCGACTTCCGGGAGCCCATTGTTGCGGCAGAGCCGGTTGATTTGCTCGCAAAGTGTATTTACGCTGTTGGTGTAAATCAAATCCTCGGGTTGATGCTCCGGCGCGGCACGGATAGCATCCGCAAGAGCGGGAATCATGATCGGAATCACACGGCGGGAGGATGAGTTTTTGTTGGTCAGCTTGTACACCAACGCGTTTTCTTCGCCGAGGACAGCTGCGCCATGGATGGTGATGGTATTCGCAGCGAGGTCAATCTTGTTGTAAGTCATTGCAAAAATTTCGGAGCGGCGCAGACCGTGCAGCGCAAGCAGCGCGGGGATCTCAAATGACTGCCCGTGCACAAGCTCCACAAAACGCAGCACGTCGTCCGGCTCCAGCCACTGCTTGTCCGGCGCGAGCATTTGAGGCAAACGCACTTCCGGCGGGGTTATGCCTGCGTGGCGCATGGCAGTACACAAAAAGCCCCAGGCATTTTTGAGTGTTTTGGCAGATACGAGGCTTGCCTCGGTGTCAATCACACTCTGCCAGTTTTTGATTTTATCCGCAGATTTATCAGATATGCTCGTAAAACGGTGGTCACGAATCGTCGCATAGCCGCGAATGGTCGCAGGGGAGGCAGTGCCGCGGATGTGATCAATGTAGTCAGTCATAAGGGCGTTGATCGTCTTGTCTGGCTTGTGCTTTGCTTCGCGGACACCGGCGCGGTGCTGGGCTTTGATGAGCTGCGCCTGACGGATGCAGTCGGCGCGGGTGAGGGCGGAGACAGAGATACTCTCGCCGCCGAGGCGAAGCTGAATAAACCAGGTACCGGAAGCCAGCTTCCGGGGTTCAGGCACTTTCATTGCGCGCGTCCTCCATTGGCGGAGTCTTTTTTGATATCTTTGCCCTCTCTGCGGACGATGCGCAGGATGGTAAATCCGGCGGCAATCACAGAGGAGGCAATCATCGCGACAAAGATCCACGCGACGCCGGAAAGCTGCCCGCCCTGGATGAGACCGGCATTGTTGATCTGTGCGTCGATCACGAGGTAGGTGATCAGCGAGACGGAGAGCAGCGCGCAGAAAAAGACAAGCAAGTAGCAGATGGAGTGCGAGGATCGTATCTGCGCTCGAAGTGCCTCGTTGGCAGCGGTCAGCCGCGCATTATCGAGCTCAAGCTCGTGGTTGCGCTTTTGCAAGTCCCCGGCGCTGCCATCCGGAGCAGAAAGCCCGAACAGCTCATCCAGCGACAAGCCGAGCACCTTGCAAATGGCAGCAGAGTAAAACAATTTGGGGTCCGTCTGTGTGCCGGCATACAGCCGTTTAACAGCAGACTCCGACGCGCCGGAGCGCGCGATGATCTCATCAAGCGTCAGCCCGCTGGTGTCCTTGGCTTTGCGCATTTTGCTCTGATACGAAGAAATATAGGGCTCAAGCTCTTGTATTGCAGTCATGACAAGCCTCCGTTTTGCAGATTTGCGCGCAATACGCATTATTTGCACCTCAAAAATGCAAATGATGCGCGGGAAACGCGCGTTTGAATATGGACTTTTAACGGCGGTATCTGCTACTCTGGAGACGTAGCAGATAGGTTGCTTTAAGAGTATATCTGCTATAGGCTCTGCCACCACTGGCACTGGTGGCAGAGCCGTCAAAATGATAAGCAAAGCGCTCCCAATCGCTGTGCTAAAGCCCCGTGTCAGCGACGGCACGCTGTCACGGGGCGCGATCATCAGACGTAGTAAAGATTCGGCTTGAAAAGATATGTGATAGTGTCCACAATCCAGCCGATGCCGAAAAGCCCAAGTGTGAACAGATACAGAATCCCCATTCCGGTCTTGCCCTCATAGAACTTGTGTGCGCCAAATTCGCCAAGGAACAGACACAGGAAAAATGCGGTCCATTTGTTTTTTGGGCGACCGTATCGACCATTGACGTTTGTATTTACGTTTGTGTTCGTGTTTGTGTTGTTTACGATGACTTGCGGTTGTGCCGATTTTAATTCTTCGACCTGCTTCCCGCATTTCGGGCAAATCACGCAATCCTTGTCGATGATTTCACCACAATGCTTGCAATACTTCTTTCCTTCCATTCCTTCCATAGTTATTTCCTCTCTTTCTTTCCATAGAATGGCTTGACGCCATTATATCACATATCATGGTCTATAAATCGGACTTTTGGCGAAATCAGGCATAGAATTTCGGCACCTAGTTTTTATGCACATTGCAACGTTGACTTATTAGAACATAGGTTCTATTATGTTATTACTGCTTCAAAAAACACAGAATTTAACATTGTCTTTATACAAATAAGGAGGGCGCAAAATGCTTTGTATTCAGGATGATATGTGCTATAATAAGGGTGAAGAAGTTGTGCCCGCTCCGGATATTCGGGAAAGGCTCAAGGCTGAAATTCTGAGCCTGGACAACGAACAGGTAGAATATGTGTTAAGGAGGTTGTTATGCTATTTGCAAAAAGAGAACTCAAACGGCTGAGAGAAGAAAACCGCGATCTGAAAGCACAGCTTTCACAAGAGCAGGAGAAAACACGCCGATCTGCGTTTATAGAAACGGCGAATCTCCCTAAATGTAAAAGCTTGGCTTGTGTCGGATGCG